TGCTACTATAGTTGCGCTATTTAAGAAAATATTTAATTGCTGCCCTGAAGCAAAAGCGTCAGGATCAGGGTCTACTTCTCCTTCTGTAACAGTTAATATTTCTCCTGTAATACTTACATCTGCATTAGCTTGTCCTTCTGCACTATTTAATGTTAATGTTAATTCTTGGCCAGTAACAGATACAGTTTCCCATATTCCATTATCTCCCCAAACTTCTTCACCCCAGAAATCTCTTCCCCAACCTGTTGAGTTATATCCTAAAGCTGTTCCAACCGCTGAAGTAAGTTCTATACCTGTAATATTTGCATCAGGATCTGCGTCTGCTGTTCCGAGTGTTGTAGTTAATTCTATTCCTGTTGGAAATACTTCAGCTATAATATTTATTGATACAGAATCTAATGTTGTAGTTAACTCTATTCCTGTAGGAATAGATGATACATCTATTTGAATACTTTCATCACCTAAAGAAGTGGTTAATTCTATTCCTGTAAGAAGAACATCGCCTGTAATGTTCCAAGCGTTTTCGCCCCAAGTTAATCTTCCCCAACCTTCATTAACTTCACCAACTGCAGTTAAAGAACCCGTTGAAAAATTTAATTCTTGTCCAGTGGGGATAACGTTTACATTTTCTAAACCTGTTCCCCATTCACCTATTGACCAGCTTCCAATATCCCAACCATTTGCCATAATAGGTTACTCCTATTTTAGCCTGATATTCTTAAGATAGCTGCTGATGTAGTTGCTGCTGGAAACTGAACTGTGAATGTTCCAGACGTTGCTGTTTTATCTGCTCCAAAACTTAACACGCATACTGCTTTATTTGTTTCCGATGTATTATAAATTAAAGCACCGAATGCAGTTAAAGTTACGCCTGTAAAAGATATATCTGCAAAGTCTACAAATGCTACGCCACTAGAAACTAGAGGTGACACATTTACTAGAGCTCCACCACCCGTCACGTACTGACCAGTGTTTGCAACTTCATTTGTTGTAGTGAATGAAGTTGTAGCAGAATCTAAAGTTGCTGCAGAAGTATATAGAGCAAGTTTAAACACATCTCCTGTTGTCAAAGTAAAATCATGTATACCTTGAAAAAGTTGTTGTTTAAACGAATTGCAAACTGCTTGTGTTATAGCCATATTTAACTCCTAATTATTATCCTTGTTTTTGAATCGAAGGTGAACCCTCTTGGAATTCATCTCGTCTTCTTCTTCCCATTTGTTCAATAGAGAATCCTTGTAAAGCAGTTTGATACTTTTGTTCATAAAGTTGTATCATGTCTGCCGGACCCTTTAAAAAACCGTACGCCTCAACTAGGCATGCATACAATAAGCCGTTGGGAAATTGCAAGCTTAAATATGTTGTTGTATTACTACTAGATAATCCAGCTGGTTTCAAGATATAATTTAATTGCATGGTATAATTAAGATTTGGAATAGGGGCTAAAATTAATGTGTTATCATCGTAATAACTAAAATATTTAGGTAAAGCTTGTGTTAAAGAGGCATTATACTCATTAATAAAGCCAAGATCTCTATATTCTAATATGGCAATGTCTCCTGTGTATACTGCACTAGGAATAATGTAAGCCTCTTGTACTATTAAAACTTCTCCTGTGTTTGGAAATGGAGTATTTGTAAATTTTTGACCTGCAACAATAGTCGCAGTTGCTTCTTCTCTATTACTATCAGAATCTACATCTCTTAAAACTCTAAATTCAGCATCTAATATAAATCCATTTACAATAGTTGCAGTAAATACATTTGCATCTACTTCTGTGTAATCTCTAATTTTTGTAACAAGTTCTGCGTATGTCATATTAAGCCTCTAAAGTTACTGGGCCTGCAGTGCATTCAGCTCCGCCGCCAATTATTCCACCTGTTGTCGCCGTGCCCGCGCCCGTGAAGTGAAAGTAATTTGTTGTATCAGTTATATTACCAGAAGAATCTATTTTTCCAACCGTAATTACAAAACCACTTGAACTTGAAATGTTAGTTACACCATCAAAAGATGGAACGGCTGTAAAACCAATATCGTTTGTTGGTCCTCTAAATCTTACCGTGTTGCCGGTTGATCTTCCATGATTTTGTGAGAATACATTAATAAAAGTTGTTGCAGAACTAATAATTGTTTGAAAAGGATCTGGATTTAATAAAATTAATACTGCAGGTTCTGTTCTATCTGGATGAGCGTATTGTAAACCTTGTGGATCAGCTGTTGTTGGAGTTGGATCTAATTGAGGTTGCTTTGCTTCATATTCAGAAGTATGCACCCATGAACCATTCCATTCTTGTACCATTTCTTCATATGGAAATCTTTGACCTGATCGGTCAGAGATCATGTAAGCATATTTACCTCTAGCTGATTTTGCCATTATGATCCTGGATAGTAAATTTTAGGTGTTATAAATGAACTAGTTGAAGAACCATCTTGATCTAAGGCTCTTTTTAATTCATCTTCATATAATAATCTTGTATCTTGCACTCTTTGTGGTGCATATTTTTGTGCTAAATAATAAGTCAGTCCCGCGCACATGCACGGAACAAATCGATAGGGAACGTTTGTAATATTGGTATAAGCTCCTACATCTTGAATTCTTTTTTCATAATAATAATTTATAACATTGTTAACTTCATCTGCTCCCGGAGTTAAAAATAAAGTAATAGTAATTCTATCTATAAATCTTTCTACAAAATATTGTGTAGGTGTGCCCGTTGAAAATTTAGAAGATAATCCACTGTAAGCAGACCTATCTATTTTTGTAAGTGGAAAATCAACTACTGGAGTTTGTTGTGTATTTCTATAAACTGCTTCTAAAATATCTCCCGTTCCATAAACAATAGAATTATAATTATAAACTTCTTCATTATCTGCATGAGCTGCAGCGACTGTGCCGTTCGCACCTCTAGTAAGACCTGTAATGGTATTTGCTGAACTATTAAGAGTTGTATAAGTAATTTGTTCTGAATCTATTAACAAAGTTCCAGTTGCTGGAAACTGCGCTACCGAATCAACGGTAATAGTACTAGCATTAATAGTAAGTACACCATTTAAAAGAGTGAATACACCATCAGATGTTCCATCTCCAGATGATCTATATAGAGTATAGACAGCCTGACCATTAACCATGGAAATTGAATTATTAGCAACTTCCCAATAATGCAAACCTCTGTTTGCCCATTCTTGAAATAGAATATTAAGCGAGCGACGAGCTGCTTTCATCTGGTTACCAGTATTATTGATAAGACCAATTCTTTCGTAAGACTCTTCTATGATATCATCAATGAAAAGTGTTTTTTCAAAAACTGTAGTTCCTGAAGAGGTAGTCATTTAACCCCTACTTATCTATAAATAGCGTAACAGTTAACCCACTTGTGTTTGAAGCAACTCCAATACCGTCTACTATTCCTACACCGTTTCTTTGAGCATATAAAACTCCATCTTCAGGTATGCCTAAGGTTTCAGTGCTGTTTGGTCCAACAACAATTGGAATAAAAACTTCTGTATTAGTTGAAGTACTTACAGTTGTAGTATTTGCTAAACCATTAATTATACAAGATCCAGAAGTTGCTCCAGATTGTATCATGTAGCCTCTTAGTCTTGTAGGTCCAGTAAATAAAACTGCAGTGCTAACATTACTTGCACATATAACTGGTTTTACATCTGACTTCATATTTATCTCCTTGTATTAAGGAGCCCTTTCGAGCTCCCTAAAAATTATTTTTTGTCTTTTACAATTTTTACAATATTGTCATTAGTTTTTGGTTTAGAAATTTGTTCTAACCAAAACTTACAATCTTGTATTGCTCCATCAAGAGCGTGCACATTTGAAATTGTTTGAGCACGTTGATTTTGCAAAAGTGTAATTCGTTCGTTAATTGTTTTTACGTCCATATTATGCAGATGTATCAAATAATTGAATGAAACGAATGTTACCGTTTACTAAAACTCTTAGTGAACCAGCTGAATTTGTTGGAGTTCCAGTTGTTTTAGCTAAACCTGCTGCAACGTTTTTACCTAATCTACCAATATCAAATAAATTTAAACATGGATTTGTTGCAGATGA